TTCTCCTATTTGTTTGAGCTGTAGCTCTAGTTTTCGTATCCGCTTCCTGTAGGGAGCGGTTGCCAGGAATATGTTATCTCTGGGGACGGCGGCTAGATTCTCTAACCGCACATCCGCAGGTTGACCATTCAAGTTATGTATGACCCACCCTTTAGGAATGGGGCCGTGGGCCTCAGACCATATGGTGCGTCGCTGGTTCACTAGGAAGTAGGCGCAGTAGCGTCCGAGTAGACCTCGAACAGCCAGTTCCCTGCACTCCGCTCGCCGTATGCGTACTCGTCATAGAGATACACTACGGTGGCGCCTCCACCGATATCCTCACGGCGGACCGTGGCAGTACGGGGAGCGCGTCCCTGTACCATGATGATAGCCTCTTGAGCGAACACGCCGCCCTTGGCATCGTCGGAACCGTCGATGGTGATGTTGCCGTCTTCAAAGACTTCAACCCCCGCGATCTTGCCACGGAAGCCCTCTTCAAATACACGGGCAGTTATACCGCTGATATCTGCACGGTTGGCAGTATCTACACCAGCAGTCAGTTCATCATAGAGGTCTTTGATCTGGAAGCCGTGGAGTACGCACCGATAAGGTGGGTTTCCAGGCTCGGTAGCGTTGCTACTGATGCGGTAAGCCGCAGCGGCTATGACACCAGATGCCAGGGTTGTCCCAGCACCAGAGAGAGAAGTGGTCGCGCCATCAAGGACAGTGAGGCCGTCTTCGTCTTTCTTCCGTTGGATGGCGTTCTGCGCCAGGCCACCGAGTTGGGCATAAGCCTGAGAGTTGATGCGGGAAGCAACACGGTCAGTCACCAGGGTTTGAATACCAGTGACGGTGGGTGTGATGCTGAATACCGTATCAGACATCTGTTGTGGGTTATCCAGCGTGGTAGTCTCAGTGATGTTCTGGGCAGCAAGTGCAGCCATCGAGATCTCACGCCAACTGGTGCCGCTCCCCTCGGAAAGGGTAACCTTGTCCACCAGGTTGGGCATAACGCCCTCGTACTCACGGATTTGTCTAGCTGAAGCTACGACAGTATCAAGGCTATCAGCTAGTGACTGGGTAATAGTATCGCCAGCAGCCATAATTAGTTCCTACCTTCGTTTGTTGATTCTGAGTGCCCTTGCGTGGTCTTCGGCACTAGGGTTCTCCATCTTGCCGTATGTCTGTGTGAACCAGACCCAGTCATCTTGACCGGCACCACCTCCTGCGCTAGCGGGACCGGTATCTAGGTCGTAGATACCAGCTTCCTCAAGCCGCTGGGTGGCAGCTTTACGCTCCTCGTCCCTCACACTATCGGTCATCTGGTTAGCCCTACTGCGCTCGACTTGCCGTACCACTTCGTGAGCTCTGACCAATGAACTATATAGTCCAGCCATGCTCTTGTTCTTGTGGGCCTCTACCCATGACTGGCGCACATCCTCTAGTTCCGGGGCGGTATGCAGGTCAAGGATCTGGTTACCGTCTGTATCCTGCACCGCTCCCATGAGCTGTTCGGTGAGCGCTTCATAGCGGCCTTGATACGTCCTTCCACGCTGGGCGTTCTGCGATTGTGTTTGTATCTGACTGAGTTGCTGGGGTAGGCTTTCGGTATCACCTTCCGCTAACGCTTTGACTAGGGCTGCGTTAGACTGCTCCATAGCAGCCATACGGTCGCCTATGCCTAGGATAGCGGTATCTGTATCATCTCGCTTCCGATTCCTGCCCTGCTCAGTCTTTAATTGTTGCTCTAACCTTTCGGCTTGAGCCTTCCAGTCTACCTCTGGTTCTGCTGTAGCTTCGACTTCAGCTTCCTGTACTTCTGGTTGTGGGGCGTCAGGTTCCTGAGTTACCACTTCCTCTGTTACTTGCTGTTCGTCTGCCATATTACCTCCGTGAGTTACCTAATACAGGGTCGTCACAGCTATATGAAAGCACTGGTGCTACTAAATGTCAACTATCTACCGCTACGTATACTCTGCAGCCACTGGGGCGCAGGCTCCATATCTTCTGCCGGGGAGTTAGTAGCGAAGGTATCGCCCTGTCCCTGGTAGACTTCCGGCCTACGTAGTTCCGGGTCCTGTACTCTCTGGCTGTAACCCATCTCGTCGTTCAGGTCTTTCAGTAGGTTTATACCAGCGATAGTCACGGGAGCAGACTCATAGCCCCAGTAGACTAGCTTCTCTTCTAGGTATCCTGCGGTAGCATCCCCTTCCCGTTCACGGTTCAATAGCCATTCCTTGGTCCTGCCGTTCACATATTGTAGGAGGCCGAGTATGCCGCCGCTGGTCTGTCTCTGTCCTGTGACACCCATGTTCTTGTATTGCTGATAGGCTATCCGCTGGTCTAAGGGTAGTTCTTCGGCTACCTTTTCTTTGTACTCCCACACCTCACGCAGGGCACGCTTATCGTCCCGTAGCTGTTTGGCGGTAGAGTCATTGTTGATGCCAGTATTGATCTCGACATACTGTAAGACCTCTGGCGTATGGGTATCCTCGTACTCCTCGAAGAGTTCGTCGAACAGACCCCACTGGATATTGCCCGTAGCATCTTTGGATCCGTCGAATACCGCATGGTAGTCGATCATGCCCTGCTCGAACTCGTTCTTAGCTTCGCGTTCTTCCTCGAAGAGTCCGTAGTCATTGGTGGTCTTCTGATGTTCTACCCAGCGTGAGTTCTGTATGTCCTCTAGCCGTTCACGGTACATGGCGCCGTCCATCGGTCGGTCACCCTTGGCAAGGCCGGACTGGTCCACAGGCTTGTGTAGCTTAGCGGCTAGTTCGTTCTGCTGGCCGATGTACTTGGCGTTCTGTATGTCCCATTCCCTGGCCGCATCTCCATAGTCACCGCGCCCACCCTTCAAGATGGCATCAGCTAGTTCAGGATAGGTATTATTCATCCAATCCTTCTCGGCCGGTGAAGCGTCATACCATGTATTCCCGGCCTCTACACCTAGTCGGGCGCGGACCTGGTACATATCATTCTGTGGGTCGCGTATATGCTGCTGGAACAATATGTCCATCTGGGCATTGGGTGACGCCCTGCCTGTCATACCGAATACTTCGGTTACCGTAGCTTCCCACCGTCCCTGGCTGAGAGCCTCAGAAACACCGCTTATAGCTAGAGGCATAACGAACTGCTCGGAGAAGGCTGCCGCTCCAGATAGGCTTGGTTCGATCAGTTCACCGCCGATGGTCCGGCTTTCCCCGGTAGACATCATGTCTGCCGTGACACCCATAGCCCTGATGGGCAGGCCAGCACGGCTGTCCAGGAAGTATTTTATCTGTTGGGCGGCTTTGGCTTCATCGCCTTCAGCCATAGCCTGGCTAGCCCTGGCTATAGTCCTGAAGTATGTATATAACGGCCCCATGACATTGAAATAAGTCTTGCCGATAGGGAACTGGAACCAGTCTGCCGCATACGGGTCATGGAAATTAGGAGCCCTTCCTGTCTGCTGGTAATGTATCCCTAGAGTGAAAGCGGTAGCGCCAGCTACCAGAGTCAATAACGCACGCTTGGCTTCTATGCTGTCTGCGCCGCGGGTGGGCCGTAAAGCCAGGGCTATAAGCCCCATATTGGCACGCATGAACCGCGCAGCAAAGGCCACCGTGGACTCAAGGGTCTGCTGTGTAGGCCGTATGCCTAGTATGGCATGGCTCTCTGTGCCTAATGTCTTCCGTATGGACTTACCGTAATCGACCATAGCCATCAGGGCTTCTTCTGAGTCCAGGGGTATGAACTCGTCCCGTCTGGCAGCTCCTTTGTACACCCGGGTCCGCATGGTCTTGTAGAGTTCAGTCTGTCCGATGATGATGAACCACTCGAAAGACCGCTGGAAAGCACGGAAGGCCGGCCCGAATAGCGGGAGCCTGGTTGGTATGGACGCTAACCCTGTACGGTCGAACATATGCTCGGTAGGCCGCATGATCGCGCCCAGGTTCTGGCCTTCATCCATGAACTCACGGTTCCTGGCTACGTAGGCGTCTGGCTCGCGCACGATCGCACGTATGCTCTCGCCTACAGCCCGGAACCAAGACATGGGGTCGCGGTAAAGCAATACCTGCCCCTGGATACCCATAGCGGCAAGGTCCACGTTGGTCATCATGGCCCGGAATAACTGCGCTACTTCAGTAAATCCCTGCGAGATAGGGTCAGTTAAAGGCGCAGCCCCTTTCTTTAGAGTCCTTGCTGTCTGTATCTGGGGTATGTGTACGTTCTTCAGGATGTCATCGACCAGTGCCTGGTCATTGATCTTGCCGTTTATCGCATACTCGAAATAGTTCTTATCAGCCAGGGCCGATGCGGCGCGGTATTCCCTGTATGCGGTTATGAACTGGGCGTCAGCTTTACGCAATAGCAGTTCGGTCGTCGGATTGGGGTCAGACTTATATAGCTTCCGTGCCTCTACACGGTTCGATCTAGCCAGCTTTAGTGAGCCTACAACAGCCTTCGGCCCTGATACCTTCCACTCGGTGTGGCCTTCCCATTCCAGCCTTTCTTTACGTGTTAGGAAGGGCTTACCGTCAGCACTCTTCAGGCCCAGAACCTTATCGTAGGCTTGCTTGTGTGCGTATGTATCGACGCCAGCATCAAGACGGGCCAGCATACGGAGCGCAGGGTCGCTCTCCCATACGAAGTCCTCTTTGAGCGCAGCGTCAAGGTCATCGAAGGCACGGTCAAACTGGTATGACCTGCTAGACCCAGGCGGAGCGGCCCGCCCTTCGATGGTACTCCAGATCCTGTTGAATAAAGCGGCAGACTTATCCGCAGGGCCGCGTAGTATCATGCGGTGCCAGTAGTTCTCTGCTATAGCATCGACCTTTACGCCTATCTCCTGGTTGCGGCGCAGGTTCTGCTCCATCATATTCTGGGCCATGTCGATATGCTTCTGTTGTTCCTCGGTCAGGTAATAGACCTGTCGTTCTTTGCCCGGAGGAAGCACGTCGCCTGGATCAGAGGGCACTCTCCTGCCTGCCTTTACCTCATCTGCGTCTTTCAGTATGTCATCGATGGTGCCGTGCAGCGGATTCCCCTCCACCAGGTCCGGCCTATATCCAGCCACATCTTCGGCACGCCAGACACCCTTGCGGTTCATAAGGGCATCTTGTGTGCTGCGTATGTGTCTGAATCCTAGGGATTTGTATGCTGCCGCCTTCCATGCCATGACAGCGGTACGCACCCTGGCGTGTTCCATCTCCTTGTATAGCTGCACCTCATGGCCCACGAACTTGACAGGGTCGCTCGCCTCTAGCTGTACGCGGTTCCAGGCTCCCAGTACCTTACCTGACCCAGGGATGGACTCGGCTATCTTGTTAGCTAAACCTGGCTGGTCGAAAAGTATATTGTGGCTTCCGTATTCAGCCATGTCATATAGCAGTTCTCCTGGGGCTATAGGCCACATCTTCGTCGCCAGGGCCGCTTGCTCCCACGGAGATAGGGATGCCATACCCCGTGCCTCATTGATCCTGTCGGCCAGCGTATGTGTGTATCCCTCTATCGTCGGCTTGGGCAGATACCCGTAAGCCGCTAGCTTATCTGCTATACCTGATTCGGTTATGCGGTTTATATCTACCGTGCTAGCCCTTGGATAGCTGGCGTTCAGTGCGTCAGCTACATCATCGCTGATATTGGTATCGCTCAAGCGTTGGGCCATAGACTGCTGTGCCGTGCCTACGAACTCATCGGCGGTATTGCCCTCTCTGGCGAACCTGCCAGCGAAGTCCATGTTCGATAGGTTGGGATATAGGTCCCCTATCTGTCTGAGTATCTGTTGTATGCCTGTGCGCTGGAACATACCGGGGCCGCCACCAGCGGCAGTAGGATAGAAAGCCACCACCTCTGTCCCGGATGCCTTCCCGACCTTACGTATCTCAAGGGCAGCCACGACGGCGCCGAACGGGTCGTCACCGTCTACGATATGCAGTAGTTCTCTATCACCGAACAGGTCAGGCACCAGGGCTGGCGGGTTAACCTTCCGTACCACAGGGCCAACCTTGAATCCTCCCTTGATCTGGACTCCAGGCTGTCGCATATGGGCTATGTGGTGTCGGGCCAGTAGGTCATCGTCCATATCCAGATAACGCTGGACCCTGGATAGAGCAGAGGACTGTTCCTCGCCAAGTTTGATTCCTACTTCTTTTGCAGCCTGTTTGCGTATGCCTGGGGCATCGGTCTTCCATTTGTCTCGTATGACACCAGCAAGGGTACGCAGGTTCATGCGCTGTATCTTGGCCCAATCGACCAGGTCCATGCCCGCAACCTTGGACACGTCCTCATCTACGACAGCCTTGATGCCAACCACAGCCTTGCCTGGGGCTATGTACTTGGTCTGGTCGAAAGCATCGGTAGGCAGGCGCTCATCACCAAGGCCGACGAGCTCTTTAGGCATAGACCGCCAGAAGGACTCTATGATGCCCAGTCTCTCTTCCGGGGTGACACCTGACACCGAAAAGGCGGGCGCATCTTTATCTATGAACCGCTGGTCCATATACCCACGGCCCTGCCTTACGTTCTCGAAGGCCCGGACGTTGGGCCTGAGCCCTGTTTCCGCGAGGTCTAGCCTGGCCGCAGCCTCGGCTACCTCGGCCCTATTGGCATTGCCCGGAAGGATCTTGTAATTCCCCGATACCTGTTCCATCGCAGCATCGAGGGCTGCTTGTGCCTCTGGACTGGAGCCTACCGTCACACGGCGCCCATCAGGATAAGCATTACTTACTATGACTACCTGTCTTTGGCCGGATTCCAGGGTCTCATCCACGAAACGGTAATAGACAGAAGACGGGTCAAGAGGCAGGGTCTCGGACTGCTTCACCAGTTCCTTGGCTACCTTGCCGCCTATCTTCAGGCCACGAAGCAATTTACTAGCGATACCGCCGACAGGGATCACGATATCGGGTGATATCAGACCTGTGAATATCTGCTCTTTTACCGGACGGGCTTCGTGGGTATCTATGATCTTTTGGTATATATCACCTAGAGACTCGTATTCACCTTCAGGTGCGGTGTAGATATCTTCCAGGACCGTGTTGGCAAGTCCAGTCTTATCATCTACCCAGGGTAGCCATCCGCCGGCATACCACTTACCGTAGAAGTCCTCACCTTCCTGTCCTGCTATCTCTCCGGCGACATTCTGTAGACCGCCCATGATGGTAGCGGGCATCTCGGCTGTGAAGTTGAACGCATCGAATATCTTGTCCCTGACATCCGCGGCGACTGGACTCACATACGGTACATGAGGCAGATCAAGTGCTGCCTTAGCCAACTCTCCTGGGTCTGTGAGTTTCTCCTGCCAGGTGGGCTCTGGTGGTGTCTCCGGTTCTATCGGGTATTGACCGAAGAACTGGTCTTGCTGTTTAGATGTCAGTGCCTGTTGAAAAGCATCTTGCGGTACACGGAATCCGCTGCCGTCTTCTTGGAGTATAGTCCCGGCAGTCTCGCCAGGCATGACGAATCCAGAAGTCCCTGTTCCGACCGGACCCTCCTGATACTCCATCCGCATAAGGTCATCTACGTCAGGCGTAGAATCCGCGGGTGCTGGCTCTATGCTCTTTCGGAAGTCGTCAGCACGTTTCTCGGCTGGGCTTTTTATTATTCGATCATACGGATTAGCCATGTGTTATCTCTTCTATGTATGCGCCGCGTTCTTTGGTATAGAAAAATAGGTGGGTCAGCTTGCACCGTTTACAGTCTTTACGCCCCCATTCTTTGGGGTTGTCGTTCCAGTTGTGGCCGAACCATTTGCATAGAGCCTTACCTATTCCCATACCTCG